TTGAAAATAGACATCCTCTTATTGAATTAAACATCAGTAGAAATCAATGCTTACAGTGGTTTAAAGATAATAACTACCCACTACCTGAGAAATCTGCTTGTTTCTTTTGTCCTTATAAGAGTGACGATCGTTGGATAGAAACTAGGGATAAAACTCCAAAAGAGTTTGAACAAGCTATAGCTTTTGATAAAGGATTAAGATCAACAAGTAATACTAGAATTAAAGGAGAAATGTTTTTACATAGGTCTTGTATTCCATTAGATCAAGTAGAATTCAAGCCTAAATTAATAGACAATCAGATGGATCTTTTTGATAACGAATGTGAAGGGATGTGTGGATTATGAGAGACGTTAAAAAAACATTAGAGGATAGAGAAGAAAAATATGGTCATTACAAGACTGTAGGTGAGATTAGTCAAGGCATCAAAGCTGTTATGAGGATGTCACCTAATTACTTTATAATGCCAGAGTATGTCAGAGAAAGTTGTGATATGATTGCCAATAAGTTAGCTAGAATTCTAAATGGTAATTATTATCTAAATGATTCTTGGCATGATATCAGCGGTTATGCGTCACTTGTCGTCATGACAAATGAAGATTTAAATAAGGAACTAAACGATGAATCTGACGATAGATGAACTAAAAGAAAAACTCATGCAGTTTGATGAGACATCTTTAATAGAGTTGTTAGATCTTACGTCTGCTGATATACTTGATAGGTTTGAGGATGTAATTCAAGATAAATATGACATACTTATAAGGGAAATATGATGATGGACTTTTACCAGCAATACATTGCTAAGTCTCGATACTCTAGGTTTTTAGATAATGAAAACAGGAGAGAGGATTGGTTTGAAACTGTAGACCGTTACATGGACTTTATGAATAAACATTTAGAGTCCAAGCATGGTTACAAAATACCTGTTGAGGTTGACTCAGAGCTTCGTGAGGCGATTAAAAACTTAGAGGTAGTCCCCTCCATGCGCTCTATTATGACTGCTGGTAAAGCCCTTGAGAGGGACAACACAGCAGGGTATAACTGTAGCTATCTACCAGTAGATGATCCTAAATCATTTGATGAAGCTATGTATATCCTACTGTGTGGTACTGGTGTAGGGTTTAGTGTCGAACACAAATACATAGCTAAGTTACCTGATGTACCTGAGAAGATGTTTGACTCAGATACTACTGTGGTTGTAGCTGACAGCAAAGAAGGCTGGGCTAAGGCACTGCGTCAAGTGATAGCACTGCTGTACTCTGGTGAGATACCTAAGTGGGATGTGTCTAAGATTAGACCTGCTGGAGCTAGACTAAAGACATTTGGTGGTAGGGCTAGTGGACCTGCACCACTTAACGAACTGTTTGAGTTTGTTGTCCGTAAGTTTAAAGCTGCTGCTGGACGTAAACTAAACACACTTGAGTGCCATGACATTATGTGTAAGGTAGCTGAAGTTGTAGTGGTAGGTGGTGTTAGACGTTCAGCTATGATCTCTTTGTCTGATCTTGAAGATGACAAGATGCGTCATGCTAAGACAGGTAATTGGTGGGTAGATAATCCACAGAGAGCTTTAGCTAACAACTCTGCTGTGTATAGTGAGAAGCCAGACGTAGGTCAGTTCTTAAATGAATGGACCAGCTTGTATCAGTCACACTCTGGTGAGCGTGGTATCTTTAATCGTGAGGCTGCAATAGAGCAAGCTAAGAAGAATGGACGTAGAGATTATGAACAAGAGTTTGGAACTAATCCTTGCTCAGAGATTATCTTGAGACCATATCAGTTCTGTAACTTGTCTGAGGTAGTAGTGCGTGAAGAGGATAGTATCTATGATCTTGAGCGTAAAGTTAGACTAGCTACGATACTAGGGACGTATCAATCTACGATGACTCACTTCCCTTATCTTAGAAAGATATGGCAACGTAATACTGAAGAAGAGAGATTATTAGGTGTATCTCTTACTGGAATCTTAGATAACAAAACACTAGGAGATAATGTTGAACAGACTAAGACGCTTTTACAGAGACTACGTTTGGTTTCTGTCGATACAAACTTGGAGCTTGCAACTGATCTTGGCGTTCAGCCTTCTACTGCTATTACTTGCGTTAAGCCTAGTGGGACTGTTAGTCAGCTTGTTGATAGTGCCAGTGGTATTCATCCACGACATAGTCGCTATTATATTAGGCGTGTCAGAGGGGACAAGAAAGACCCTCTCACTACGTTCTTACAGGAAAAGGGCATCCCATCAGAAGAGTGTGTATTACGACCAGAGTCAACAGTAGTCTTTAGCTTCCCTAAGAAAGCACCTGACTCAGCTTTACTCAGGGATGATCTAACAGCTATCGAACACCTAGACTTATGGATGATGTATCAGAAAGACTGGTGTGAACATAAGCCATCAGTGACTATCTCAGTCAAAGAGGACGAATGGGTTGAGGTAGGATCATGGGTATGGAAGAACTTTGATGACATCAGTGGTGTGTCGTTCTTACCGTATGATGGTGGTACTTATAAGCAAGCACCATATGAGGAATGTACTGAGGAGCAGTATCTTGATCTTCTTAGAAAGATGCCATCTTCTATCTACTGGGATGAGTTGATTGAGGAAGATGATAATGTTGAAGGTACACAAACTTTAGCTTGCACAGCAGGAGCGTGTGAAATATAGGAGGTAATATGTTGGAGACCGTCATAGCTTTCTTAGCTCTACTGAACTGTTATCCACAGGACTACGTTATTACGTCAAGTAATAGGACGTTTTATCTAGCAGGGGATATTGGTGTGATCTACATTAGTCCTGGTATGTATAAGGATCATGTTTTAGCTCACGAACTATATCATCATTGCCAGTTTCAATGGGCAGGAAAGAAACCTGCTCAGTCTTGGGAGGAATGGAAACGTAGAGAAGAGGAAGCTATGAAGGTTGAAGATATCTTCCTCAACCTATCTCAATGATTACCCAACTATCCATCTTGAAGTAGATGTATTTATTGGTTGTGGTTGTTTATAAGTAGTTAGTGCTTTAATATAATTATCTATAATATCTTGGGCAGGTCTAGCTTTCTGTCCTGAATATCTTGATACACCTTCTTTTGTAGGAAAAGAAGCAAAAGGACCAGATAACTTATTAACTAATTCTGTAGTTAATCCTCCTTTTAAACTTTCTGGTTTTACTCCAATAAGTCTTAAAATTAATCTATCTTGCATCTCTGGTGTAAACTTTTCACCCAATAATGAAGGCAGTCCTAATTGGTTTGTGACCAAATCTTTTAAAGTTTTACCCATAAACTGATATCTTCCAGTTGCTCCAGATGATAATATATTACCTTCGTCATCTGTGAATGTACCATAACCTACTTCTGTACCATCTGGATACTTTTTACTAAGAGACATATCAATTATCTCTTGTATTGTGTAGTCACCTTTTTCTATACCAGGTATTTCTTTTCTACCAAAGATAGTCCCATATCCTTTAGTTCCTTCAGCAAATGATATAGCATCTAACAATGCTCTTTCTTCAGGACTAATCACTTTATTTAAAAACTTATCTAGTCTAAGTTGCCTCTGTTCTTCAGGAGTACGAATATAAGGTAACTGTAATGTCTGACCAGCAAATATTCTGTTATTTTTGATATTGTTCAGAGATATTATTTCCTCTGGCGGAACTCCAGTATTTTTAGATATTTTGAAAATACTATCGCCTGGTTTTATTTCGTATGTTGGCATTGATTGTACCTTATTGATCAAAAAGTTGAATATCAAGACTATCCAAATAAGATTCAAGGTTTCCACCGTATCCTTGTCCAGTTGGGGTGTATCCAGCATACCCTTTAATTAATATTGATTCTGATACTGGTTCTCCATATTCATTTAATTCATACTGAACTAGATCTCCTGTATCATTGACATCAATATTAGGATTTCCCATTCGAGATCGTATATCTTCTATCGACATATTTCTAAAATCACCTCTCTCTGGAGATACTGGTATTATATCAGTTCCACCAATTACAGGTTCTGGCATAGAAGGAATTATAGAATCTGAGAATAGTCTTCTTGCTAAAGGTATCTGTCGTTGTTGTGGCATCCTATCAGGACGTATAGGTATGTCGCCAACACTTCCATCAGTTCTCATTCTAGTTAAATTACCAATAGTTTGATCTAATGATGTTGGTAATTCTGCTCTAGGATCTATGTAAGTTTGTGTTGCTAATCCACCAGGGACATTAACTGTTGGTCTATCTGTTGGTAGAACATCTCTCTTTACTGGAGCATCAGGACCAAATGACTTTTTAACTTTGTCAATCACATAGCTAAATGGATTGCCTGCAGCTTCTGGGACAACACTAACACCTGTCATTAAGTATGTTCCCTCATCTAGCTGAGTTACTCTATCCTTTTCAAACGTTCTTCCTTGAGTATCAATAACATATTGGATACCAGTAATAGGATGTGTGAACTCTCTATTTCTAGGATTCTCAAGAGAAGGCTTACTAATCTTTTCATATTCAGGTTTAGTCTCTATTTGTCCTGATAATGTTTGATCTGCTGTAGCATATTCTGCCGATGCTTCTTCATTAAACCTTGATTTAGGAACAGTATCTAAACCTTGAGGAGTGCTTAACAATCCTCCTTCCATTATATTAGCTGTATCTGGAGTATAGGTAGGATAGTCAGCTTGGACAATATTAGCTCTTGGTTTGATATCGTAATAAACATCATTAGACCAATCAGGAAAGTCTTTACCTGCTTGCTGTGCATTACGCCAGTTTCTCCACCATAGTATCTCAGGAGTCATAGGTTCTCCACGAACCATACCACCACCAGGAGATATATACTTTAAGTAAGGATCAGATTCCTGTAAACGAGCGAACATACTTTTCTGACCTATACCTGTGGCTTTTAGTCTATTTACTACATTGCTTAATAGATCATCTAATTTACTAGCCATTATTATTCCTCTTCATAATCTCTACCTAACACAGCTAGATAACTTCCTGATGCTGGTGGTAACATTTGCGCTTTAGATATAGGTAACTTAGATAACAAACCTTTAGTTCTTCTTGCTGTACTTCCAGCTAACTTTGCAGCCTCTCCTACTAATCTAGGAGAAGATAAAGCTAATGAAGGAATTGCTCCAAGTGTTAAACCACCTGCAGCACCAAGAAGCCCTAGACCTCCAGAAGCAGTTACTCCTCTTAGTCCTTTAGGAAAGACACTTGATAGCTCTTGCCCAGCTAGTCCAGCTAGTATGTTCTTACCGCCTGCTTCTTGTAACTTCTCTGCCAATGTCAATCTCTGTCCGTAATTAGTTGACACATTGTTTCTCATTGTTGAGAGTAGTTTCTTTAAAGATACTTCCGCAGGTTTCTTCCTACCAAGACTTAGACTATGTTGTATTTCATATAGCAATTCAGAAGCCTCTTCATAAGACTTCATTATTTTAGCGTACTCTGGAGATGCTTTCTTTATTTCATTTCCTATTTGTTTAGACACTTCAGAAATAATCCCTATTGCTTCAGGGTTATTTTGATATTTACTTCTAAGACCATTTATTGATCTTTTCATATCATCAAAGTCTATTAAAGAATTGGCATTTACGTTTTTGTATTCTCCTACAACGTCTTTAATATCTCCAAAAAGATCTTTTAGTATAGGACTACGAGCAATACCAGCTTGTCCAAATATTCTTGATTTTAGATCAGGAGAATCTAATAGATCATCTACAATCTTAAAGTCTATTCTTTGAGAATCCTTAGATACCTTAGACATTCCTTCTTGATATGCTTTAGCTCTCTCTGATTTTATCTTCTGTAGATTAGTCTGAGCATCATCTAGTATCTGTAAAGCAGAACCTGTGTCAGAATTTCTAAGATTAGTTGTAAAACTATCTAACGCTTCTCCACCTTCTCTACCTGCTTTGTATGCTTGTTTAATTGCTTCATCACCAACACCAGAAGTAAACGCTAAACTTTTAGTAATGCCAGTTCCAGCTAACTCTGTTCCTTTGACAATACCTTTTCCTGTCGCTGTTAAAGGATCAATAGCAGCAGCTTTAGATGCTACCTGCTCAGCGACTCTTCCTACTTTAGATGTAGTGCCTAACGTCTTAGCTACTGCTGTACCACCACCACTAAACGCAGCAGAGATGTCTGCAAGTATGCCAGCAGGGTCTTCAGCTAATGCTTTCTTAAAACCATTTCCAGTTGTATACTTTTCAGCAAAGTAGTCTACTACTGCATCAAACTTTTGTTGACTATCTTCTCTTGTTACATCTACACCAGGTATTTGATTAAGTGCTGCTCTTACACCACCACCGATAACTTGAGTAACAGCTTTAGTTGTTTCAATAGGGCTAGAGACAGCATCCCACATATCACCAAGCATCCTTACTGTTGATGCAGGTAAGTTTAATGCTCCTCTTCCAGCAGCTTCAGCCCAAGACATATTTTCATAATCTGTTTCATCTTTATGAAATGCCTGAGATCTAGGTTTATAAATCTCACTTATCTTAGCTTCTACTTCTTCTTGAGTAGCTCCGTCTGGACCATTAACGATTAGTATTTTACCGTCTGGTGCTGTAATTCTATATTTAGCCATTTAGTCCACCACCCTCTCGATTTTCCATTCATTTGATTGCATAACTTCGTCTCTTACATTTTGAGATGAAGGAGTGCTTTCTCCTTTGAGAAGAAGTGACGATATAGTTCCGTTTTCAATCATATCCTCAATACCAGCAGTATCTATACCTAGAGACTCAGTCATTTCGACAAGTCCAGAGATGTCTTTACCTTGAGACTTTAATCTTACAATATTTTTAACATAAGCAGATCTTGCTGCTTCAGCTTGTTTCTTTAAGTAATCTCTGGCTATAGTTGGATCCATCCAGGGTGTGACAGTGAACTTAGCAAACTGAGCAGCTTCTGTAGCTGTAAAAGCTGAACCAAACAATTCTTTTCTTATGGCATTTTTTCTTTCTTCGTATTTTGTCCACCATTCAGCTTTAGCTCTATCTTCTTCTGATAATGGAATATTTTTGCTCCGAGTAATACTAAGATCTCCTAAAGGATTGTTAGCAAATCCAGTAAATGAATCATCAAAGTTAGATGACAACCATTCTGTTTCATTTAGAGCTTTTGCTGCGTCCTCTGTTTCCCCTAATAGCTTATCTGACAATGCTTTACCTTTAGCAGCCTTAGAAGTCTTAGCTAGTTTCTCAGCGATAGCTGCTTCTTTCTGCAACTTATTCAGTTCATCAGTTTGCATATCTCTGTTGATCTGTCTAGCTCTATCAGCAAGTTGTAGGGCTTCGTTAGGATATCCTCTATTGCCAAGTTCTTTAGATATCTTTAACAATGTATCAGGATCGTTCAGATCTTCTCCAGACATAGACTGTAGTATTTGTCTAATATCAGCAGCCTTTTCCATAGCTGGAGATGGAGACTCACCAAATAATTTCAATCTTCTTAATTGCTCACCTTGTCTTACTCCTGCTCTAGCAACCCCGGCAAACATACCAAGACCTTCACCAGCAGAAGCAAGTCTAGTAAGATATTCTTTTCTAGCTTGTTGTTCTTCTTCTTGTCTTTTGGCGTATGCTAGTTCTTCAGGACTAGGACCAAATATATCTGCTATAGATGCCATGATTGTTTCCTATTTAATATAATTTACTGTAGGACCAGCGAATGAAACCTGTGGATAAGCACCTGAACCCATTTTATAAGCACTCATAGGACTATTTATTCCTCCACCAAAACCGCCTCCAGGTATCAAGACATTACTTGGCATACTTGGTGATGATCCACCAAATAATCCTCCTAGCTTTGTTGCTCCTGTCTTTAACCATCCACCTGCTTTGTTAATTAGGTCTTGGTTTCCAAACAATCCTTGCAATGCTTCGTTCTTAGCTTCTGCTTGTGCTAATTGTTGTCTTGCTGTTACACCTGCAGCGTCTTTACCAAGACCAGCAGCATACTGTTGTCCACCTATCGCAGCACTACCTATATCCAAACCTTGTTGTAGCGATATTCTAGCTAATTCGTCTAGTTTAGCTTGGTTAGACAAATAGCTCTGATATGGTGCTAACGATCCTTGCATCAGATCGAATCCAGTACCCATTAGTCCGCCAGCTTTAGCTAACTGCTGCGTTCCAAAATCTATTTGTTGTTGAGCGTAAGGATCTGCTTCTGCAGCTATTTGAGCGTTACGTCTATTCCTTTGTTCTAATAATTGCCTGAGTAGTGGGTTACCGCCTGTACCGACACTTAGTCCGCCTGTTCCTCTAGCTAAGTTAGAAGCAGCCAACCTCTGTTCTTCTTCAATGTCGTAAGGACGTAGAATATCCATCTGTTGCTGCACATAACGCTGTCTAGCTTCTTCTGCTGTTGGAGCTAGATATGATTGACCTAAATTAAATAACCCTTGAGCAGGTGCAGCGTACTGTTGTGCAAAAGGCACAGCCTGTTCAGCAGCAGTTAAACCTTGACCCATCAAAACACCTAGTTTACCTTGTTGTTCTGCTACGCTTTGGCTAGGTGTATAACCAGCAGACTTTACAGCACCTGTGACGGGATCTACTTCAAACTGAGATTGACCGAAGTAAGTCTTAGTGGCTACTGGTCTAAAGTAACCTTGTTGACCTAGCTGTTGCATCCTTGCAGCATACTGCTGAGCAGTTTCCCCAGCTTGCTTCTGCATTTCTCTGTTAGAAATGTAGCCACCAATAGCAGATCCGATTTGCGCCCCAACAGGACCACCAACTGCTGCACCTACTATTGGTGCTGCTACCGATACTACGTTTTTTAAGAATCCCATCTTCTTATCCTTTTACCTTACCATGTAAATGAAATATAACCATTAGAACCAGTACCCCCGTTACCTGTCCAACCACCAGCACCTCCAGAACCATAACCTGTTCCGTTTGTACCAGCAGCGCCAGATCCTCCGTAGAAGCCTCCATTACCACCAGCACCACCATTAGGAGATCCTGCCGAACCTCCACTACCAGGAGTTGGGTAACCACCGCCTACTTGACCTCCCCCACCACCAGTAGCAGTTACATTACCTGACCCACCAGTAACAGAAGTAGAACCACCAGAAGATCCAGATGTGTGTCCGTTACAGAATCCTGGGTAAACGCCTCCAGCACCTCCAGAACCAACCACTATACTTAATGATTCACCAGGAGTAACAGCCAATGTTTGACTAGTTTGATAACCTCCTGAACCACCGCCACCTCCTCCGTGACCGTCACCACAGAATGAAGTTGAAGAGCCACCACCGCCTGCTCCATAAACAGAAGCAGTAATGCTATACACTCCTTGAGGCACAGTCCAAGAGTAAGTACCTGGAGTAGACTGAGTATAAGTACCTGTCTCTGGAAATATCTTTCTCCAAGTTCCAGAGTCATTTACATGAAGTTCTTTAATAGTTCTCCAAGAACCTCCGTCTTTAACAAAGACCTCTTTAGGTTCTCGCCAAACACCACCATCTTTAACGTATATAGTCATTAGTATTTATACCAAATGTCACCGTCAGATCCGCCAGTAGGCGATGATGTAGATACTGTTCTTGTTCCAGCAGCGTTGCTACCTACTGTTACGCTATTAACTGTTGAGCTAGTAATAGTAGCTCCAGCTATAGTACCGCCAGTAATAGCTACTGAACTAGAATTTTGAGTAGACATAGTTCCTAAAGAACCTGTAGCATTAGACACAGCAGTAGTCACATAAGCTGTACTAGCAATCTGTGTTGAGTTAGTCGCAGCACTAGCAGTAGGTGCTGACGGTGTACCAGTAAACGTAGGAGATGCAGTGTCAGCTTTAGACGTAATAGCTGTAGCTATAGCTGTGTACTCAGCATCTATCTCTGATCCTTTAATTAACTTAC